GACTTGCTTTTTGATTGGACACCAATTGAAATACCAAGAGGTGGTTGCTCAATAGAAACAATACAAATGCATTACGCCGGGACAAACGGTGTAGCTCAAGCGCCTAAGGATATAGAGTTGATATTTGCTAAATCTGTAAATGGAGTTGTGCCACCAACTCTAGGAACTTCTAATGGAGCAATAACATCTACTGCTGTCGCTGTATCAGCTAAACCTCATATTATAGGGTATAAGCATTTAGACGTTAGCACCATGGTTGACACTGGCGTTGATTTAGTAGCGTACAATCTTCTTGGATCATTCTCAGCAAAGCCTAACCCTAAAATGAACATAATGCTAGAGGGTGAAACTACTAGTTACGTATCAACAAAAGGCCCAGGCTACCAAACCGTTTGGATGGCTGGAATAGCTAACGAAGGTGGTGAGGACTTTAATACTGGGATTTTGATAGATGGTGATCAAGTAGCAACAACAACTACCACAGCTTTAGTTACAACTGGTACGGATGCTAACTTAGTGTTTGCGGTTGGCGATGAGGTGATGGCGTTTGACGAAGATGGAAGTGGGCCGGCGGTAGTAGGTACTGTAACCGCTGTGGCAGCTAACTTAATAACTGTTGACAAGGTAGCGCAGGCGGTTGGAGACGATGACGAACTTCTTCTAAAACAACCAATAACATTTATATTTGGATTAGAATATTAACAACAATTAACAACAATTAAATTAAATTAAATTATGGCAACAAAAGGAACAAACGCAAAAATTAAAGAACTTAAGGGTGTTAAACCTGAAAAAATAACTGCAGAGCAGTTAAAGAAAGTTCAAGAAACAGTTAACACTATGAACCGAGCTCAAATAGAGATCGGAGGCATGGAGTTAAGAAAGCACGAAGTATTACATCAACTAGCTGGAGTAAAAGACGAGCTAGCTGAATTACAAGAAGAGCTCAAGAAAGAATACGGAACTGTAGATGTAAACATCCAAGACGGAACAATAAATTACGATGTCGAAGCTGATTCGTAAAATATCTATAGGAGCTAACTATAAGAATGACGCCATGCACTATGCCGTAGGGCAAGAAGTGTATGGTGGTCATACTATATGCGACATTATAGAAGAAGAGGACAAGTTCTCTGTTTATATCAAAAAAGGTAAAGATGTTCTGCCTTGGAAAGATTTCAATAAGAATATGGCTGTCTCTGTAGAGTATAATCTGCAATACTAATGACAAGCGTTCATGACTTTGTTGTATCGCCAAAAGGGGGTAGATACAATAACACTCAAAACGTAGACGGTGGCGAGCTAATATTAAATACTGATATATTTAATCATGAGTTTGTTAACAGAGAAGCTACGGTGGTTTCTACACCTATGGTTGGTCACGCGGATATAATGCAAGGTGATACTATACTAGTGCACCACAACGTATTCAGAAGATGGAATGATCAGCATGGTAACGAAAGAAACAGTAGAAGCTTTTTTAATGAGTCTACATATCTTGTAGCGCCAGATCAAATATTTTTATACAAAAGAGATAATTGTTGGATTTGCCCTAAAGGATATTGTTTTATAGCACCGTTAAAAGCTACAGATAAATTTAATACGGAATCTGAAAAACCCTTACAAGGTGTTGTCAAATACTCTGACGGTACTGTAGAAGTAAACGATCTAGTTGGTTTTAGACCAAGTAGTGAATACGAGTTTATCGTTGATGGCGAGAGGCTATATCGAGTTTTATCTAATTTTATTACAATCAAATATGAACATCAAGGAAACGAAGAAGCATATAATCCAGGCTGGGCACAAAGCAGTGGAGGAGCTGATAAAGGTAGCTAAAGAAGCTATTGTTACTGACTCTGAAGACGACTTAACAGCTGACAAGCTGAAGAATGCAGCTGCTTCAAAGAAGCTAGCTATATTTGATGCCTTTGAAATACTCAATAGAATAGAAGAAGAGGAGAATTTATTAGAGGGTAAAGTAATAGAAGACAAAAAAGATAAAACTTTTAAAGGATTCGCTGAAGGTAGATCTAAATGATCTACGAGCAAACCTTAGTTAAAACAGTTGAGCCAATAAAAAGGACCACTATATCCAGAATGAATAAGGGTAAGAAGTGGAAGTATGGTTATAACAAAGAACAAGATCTAATAGTGCTTTCGCGCAATGGTCAGATAGGAGAGATCATACAAATACAAGATCTAGTCATCGCTCTACCTAAGGCGCCTAAGGATGTGTATAGCAACGCTAAAGATAAATGGGTTAGATTTACTCAACCGAAAGAATTAGAGCGCTTAAAAAGCATATTTGATTGGCGTGCGTATCCTGAGGATCAAAAAGATCAGTGGCACGATTATATAGACGAAGAGTTTAGAAGAAGAGAAGAAGGATTTTGGTTTACTAATAACGGTAAGCCAACCTGGATAACAGGTACTCAATACATGTACCTGCAATGGAGCAAGATAGATGTAGGTGCTCCAGATTTTAGAGAGGCAAACAGATTGTTTTATATTTTCTGGGAAGCTTGCAAAGCTGATAAAAGATGTTATGGAATGTGTTACCTTAAAAATAGAAGATCTGGATTTTCTTTTATGTCTTCAGCAGAAACAGTTAACTTAGCCACTCTTGCGAGTGATAGTAGATATGGAATACTATCTAAATCAGGAGCTGATGCTAAAAAAATGTTTACCGACAAAGTTGTACCTATATCAATCAACTATCCGTTTTTCTTTAAACCTGTCCAGGATGGTATGGATCGGCCTAAGTCCGAGCTTGCTTATCGTGTACCTGCTAGTAAGTTTACAAGAAAGAAAATCACAGCTAATGAAAAGCTGGAGGATATACAAGGGTTAGATACAACTATTGACTGGAAGAATACAGGAGACAATAGTTATGATGGTGAGAAACTAGCACTACTAGTACATGATGAGAGTGGTAAGTGGGAAAGACCAGATAATATATTAAATAACTGGAGAGTTACAAAAACTTGCTTAAGATTAGGTAGTAGAATCATTGGTAAATGTATGATGGGATCAACCTCAAATGCCTTGGATAAAGGTGGAGAGAATTTTAAAAAACTATATAACTCCTCAGATGTTACGAAAAGAAATAGAAACGGTCAAACAAAGTCTGGTTTATACTCTTTGTTTATCCCAATGGAATGGAACTATGAAGGATTTATTGATGAGTACGGAGTTCCAGTTTTTACTACTCCTGACGTCGACAGACTTGCACCAGACGGTGAATTAATAGATGTAGGCGTAATAGATAACTGGCAAAATGAAGTAGATGGTTTAAAAGATGATTCAGATGGTTTAAACGAATTTTACCGTCAGTTTCCAAGAACAACAGAACATGCCTTTAGAGACGAGACTAAAGGAAGTATATTTAACTTGGTTAAATTATACGAGCAGATAGATTATAACGAAGAAATGAAAAACACCTTAGGCATTACTCAAGGTAATTTTCAATGGGCTAATGGAGTTAAAGATACTCAAGTAATGTTTAACCCAGATCCAAAAGGTAGGTTTAAATTAAGCTGGACACCACCTCAACAAATACAAAATAACGTTGTACTTAAGAACGGTATAAAATACCCTGGAAACGAACATATGGGTGCTTTTGGTTGTGATTCATACGACATATCAGGAACAGTAGATGGAGTAGGTTCTAAAGGAGCTTTACACGGTTTAACCAGGTTTAGCATGGAAGATGCTCCCGCAAACAGTTTCTTCTTAGAATACTTATCAAGACCACCAACAGCAGAGATGTTCTTTGAAGATGTTCTAATGGCTTTAGTTTTTTACGGGATGCCAATATTAGCAGAGAACAATAAACCTCGCCTATTGTATTATTTAAGGCGAAGAGGATACAGAGGGTTTAGTATGAATAGACCTGATAAAATATGGAATAAATTATCTGTAGCAGAAAAAGAAGTTGGTGGAATACCCAATTCAAGTGAGGATATAAAACAAGCACATGCAGCTGCAATTGAGATGTATATTCAAGATCACGTAGGCATTAAACAAGATGGTACGCACGGAGACTGTTATTTTAACGAGCTTCTAAACGACTGGACTAAGTTTGATATAAACAAAAGAACAAAGCATGATGCCTCTATAAGTTCTGGCTTAGCTATAATGGCTAACAATAGACATCTATATAGACCAAATGCTGAGGTTAAAAAACCTCAACTAAACATAAACGTTTCCAGATACACAAACACTGGAAATAATTCACAAATAATCAAGTAATAAATATGGCAGAGTCTGGCATTAAAAGTTATTTCCCAAGTCAAACGGTCAGCGATGCTGAGAAGTTAAGCTATGAGTATGGGTTAAAAGTAGGTAAAGCTATAGAGCAAGAGTGGTTTAATAATGATACTGGTTCTGGTAGATACAAGTCTAACCATAATGATTTTCATAATTTAAGGTTGTACGCTAGAGGCGAACAGTCTGTTCAAAAGTATAAGGATGAGTTATCGATCAACGGTGATTTGTCCTATCTTAATTTAGATTGGAAGCCTGTTCCGATTATATCTAAATTTGTAGATATAGTTGTTAATGGAATGTCAGATAGAGTGTATGATGTAAAAGCTTATTCTCAAGACCCATTTGGAGTTAGCAAAAGAACCGAATACATGAACTCTATAATGGAGGATATGAGAAGCAAAGAGTTAAAGTCTTTTGTAAAAGAAAAGTTTGGATTAGACTTGTTTAATGGAGAAGCAAATCTACTACCAGATTCTCAAGAGGAGTTAGACCTACACATGCAGCTTAACTATAAGCAAGCTGTAGAAATTGCAGAAGAGCAAGCTTTAAATGTGTTAATGACTGGTAACAGATATGAATTAACTAAAAAGAGGTTTTACTATGACTTAACCGTATTAGGTATAGGCGCTGTAAAAACCTCTTTTAATACATCCGAGGGTGTTACTATAGATTACGTTGATCCAGCTAACTTAGTGTATTCCCACACGGACTCACCTTATTTTGAAGATATATACTATGTAGGTGAAATGAAAACAATTCCTATAAACGAACTTATAAAGCAATTCCCTCACTTAACGTCTGAAGACTTGGAAGAGATATCTAAGAGCGGTAGAAACGGTAGCAGTAGAAACGACAACAAAAGACGTGGAGAAGAGGTAAACGATGCAAACCAAGTGGATGTACTGTACTTTAACTATAAAACATATATGAGTGAGGTTTATAAGTTGAAAGAAAGTGCTAGTGGCGGTGAGAAGGCTATTGAAAAAGATGATAGTTTTGATCCAGAAAACAACGAGAACTTTAGTAAAGAGTCTAGAAAAATA